ACCGCTCTTTTGCCTCGGCGAGAATGATCTTCCCGCCGGCCCGCGCCGCGCCGCGCAGCAGCTTATTCTCCACCTCGGCAGGCAACTGCGCGATGTAGCGGCGAACCGATTGACCGCCCCGGCTGGTAGCCATCAGGCGGTGTTCCCGGCCGTGCTGTATTCCTCGACCATGAACTCGACGCCAGAGCGCTGCCGGATGATGGCAGGGCCGGCGATGATCTGCATGATCCGATCGCCCATCACGAACCGCATGTTGCTCGTGATGTCGTCCCGAATCCGCATGCGGACCCGAGCTGGCCGGGTGGCAACGTTGATGCCCTCGGCAAGCTTCTCGCCGCGGCTGGGCAGCATGTCGACGACGCCTGCCCAGACCTCGTCGACGAGCTCCCAATCGCCAGAGCCGGCACCGTCGAAAGCCGTATCAGCGACGGGGCGCTCGATGCGGATGAAGTCGGGAATCTCACCCGCGGTGAGCTGGCTCATACGACGAACTTTCGCAGGGGCGCGATCAGCCATGTGATCGCCATCGGCATCTCGGTCAGGTTTTGCCCGGTCGCCTCGCGGTTGGCGTACCATTGCCCGATGAGCAGGAATGCGGCCTGTGCAGCGACAGCACGATCGCGCGCTGGCAGCGTCGGCACGTCTGCAAGGATATCTCGCCCGGTGGCTGCCTCGATCGCTCGCACCGCCGCGGCCATGAGGATCCCCAGATACTGGTCCTCACGATTTGACGAGCCAAGGCGCAGGTGGATCTTGACCTGATCGAGCGTGATGAGCTCGACGTCGGGGGGCGGCGTCGCTTCCGGACTCTCGACGACGTCAACCACGGGACAGGTCCCGCCCGTCGCGCCCCTTCTTCACTGCGAGCCGCCAGCCGGTGTCGGGCCCGTCCGGCTTGTCGCCGGTGTCCTTCTGCGCGATCCAGAGCGAGCCGCCGAAGGTGACGGCGTCGCCCAGCGTATAGGCCCGCCCTTCCTTGAACACGCCGCGGTCGATCACTGCCGGCACGGTGAGGTCGAAGGTCTTCACCTGCTCACCGCGGACGAATTTGAGGGTCGCCTGGCGCTCCCCGGTTTGCTCGATCGACATGTCGTCGAAGCCCAAGCCGGGGTCGCCGTCTTTCCCATCAACGCGACCAAGCGAGCACATCTTGCCGTCGCTCAGTGTCACGACCAGCGCACCGGTGCGGTCGATCATCGCGCCAGCGAGGCCGACGCCGTCTTTTGCAACAGGCAGCGCAGCGACAGCGCGCTCGACGGCCGATGTGATGATCGGCTCGACATCAGCGACCGTGATGCTTTTGCCATCGGCGGGCGCCGGCAGCGCGGCGACTGCGGACGCTACAGCCAATGCGATGATCGGCTCAACGTCAGCGGTCGTAACGCTCTTGCCATCGACCGGCGCAGGCAGCGCCGAGACTGCGGCCGCAACCGCCGCCTCGACCGGCGCGATAACGTCGACCGGGGGCAGCGCGGCGACAGCGCGCTCAGCTTCCTGAACAATCAGCGGGCGCACATCGTCGAGCGTGACGCTCTTGCCGTCGATCGCGGGCGGCAGCGCCGCCACTGCCGCAGCGACAGCGGTCTCGACCGGTTCGACCAAGTCGGGCAGCGGCAGTGCCGCTACAGCTCGTTCCGCCTCGGCAGCGATCAGCGGCTTCACGTCGTCAAGCGTGACGCTGACGCCATCCTTCGCCGGGGGCAGATCACCGACCGCGCGCGCAACTGCCGCGGCGACAATGGGCTCGACGTCGGTGACGGTAACGCTCTTGCCGTCGCGGGGCATGGGCAGAGCGGCAATCGCATCGCTGATCATGCGCCGAATACCCGCCTCATCTGGCGACGGGTCCCGTGCCTCGACGATTGCAAGGCGGGCGAGCAGTGGCGTGGTGGCCTTGTCGACAGCCTCCTGCACGATCAGCGCCGTGGCCTGGGCAAGGGCTTTGGTATCAAGCATTGAGCGCCTCCCGCAGGTCTTTTTCGTAAAGCGCGACGGTCGCGCGCACCTGCGCCGCCTCTGCGGCGGGATCGGAGGCCGGGGCTTCCGTCTCGCCCTTGGCGAACGGGTCGGCACGCGCGTCGCGCTTCGCCAGCGCCTCGAGGCTATAGTTCTGCTCTTGCAGGTAAGCCGTGTCGCCGCCGGTGATCGGCTCCAGGTCAAGCCGACGCCGTGCCTCGTCGATCTTCTTGATCCCCGCCTTAATCGCCATGGCTTCGGCTTCGATCAGCGCCTTGGTGTCCATGCGCAGCAGGCCATCGAGGTCGAATTCGGTACCGATGCCCATGCCCTCGCCGATGCCGAGGCCCTCATCGAGGCACAGCTCAGCAGCCTCAATCAGTGATTGCAGCGCCTGAGTGTAATATTCGAGGTTGAGGCTCTCGACGTTGCTGTTCGTCGGCAGGTTGCCGATACCCAGCTTGTATGGGGGCACATGGAACGTCGAGCAGACCACCTCGGCGGTCCACTTCAGCTGGTCGATCAGCTCGGCATCCTTGGCGGTGACGGCCATGTGCTCATATTTCAGGCCATCGCCAAGCACGGCTACGCGGCCAGAGTTTTTGCCGCCATAATAATCAGACCAGTTGGCTTTTAGCTCGGCTGCGGACTCAGGGCTGATCTTGCCCGGCGCCGACAGAAGGCCGCCGGGGCGCGACTGGTTGCCAAAGAAGACCGCCGAATTGTCCTGGATGCGCAGACCCTGCGTCGCCGCGAGGCCGTTCGCATAGATTGGCGACATGCCGACCAGCGGGTGGAACAGGCAGTTGAACCGGTCGTGGATGACTTCACGAGCTGGAACTGCGATGGCTCCCGTGAAACCCGCGAGATTATCCGACTGAAGCTCGTAAAATACCTCGCCAATATCACTGACCAGCGTCTTAACGCGGTTCGGATCCAGCACGTACAGCGCGGTCACCACGCCGCGCCCATCGCGCCGCTTTAACACATAAGTGTTGCCACGCGAGAGCTTGGACAGGAAGTAGCTCTCCCAGAATTGAATTCGGGTTTGGAACGGGTTGGGCTTACGCAGCACTGGCGAATAGGCAGCGCTGCTCGTTTCAGACCAGATGCCCGATGTCGATTGTGCAACCAGCTTGATGCGTAGTTTCGAGATGTCCGATGCGATTAACGTCATGCACGAAAAGACCGCGTGATAGGACAGCACGCTTTCTACGTTTACTTCGACATTCTGCTGCCACGCGCCAGTGAATGCCTCCATAATGGTTGACCACGTTCCACCCCGCGCAGAGGGCGCGGACAGCTGCCCCGCCGCCTTTTCGCGAGCAATGGTGAGGCCAAGAAAGCGCATCAGGCTTCCGAGCGCTTTTGTTCGATCTTCGAAGCCAGCGTGGCAGCATCCCAGCCGTGATACGGCTTTTTGCCGAACATTGCGTCGTAATCAGCGCGGAGCTTAGCGATGTCAGCCGCGCCGCCTTCACCGCTGCCAACGCCACCTGCCTCCTGCGCGGTCAAGGCAGTCGTGTCGTATCCAAGCTTGCCAAGGATGCGCGCGAACCGGGGGTCCCGGGCCGTCAGGGCCCGCGTCATATAAGATAAGGATTTCATCTGCCGCTCCTGAAATTAGAGTTCACCGAGCTGTGATTTGGGCCGGGAATTGGAATGCCAAATACCCGGCCCATCTCAGTCAGACCCCATCGGGGCGCGTGGCGGTATTACCGGCCCCAGCGGACGCCAGCGAGAACCGCAACCGCCTCTGGGCGGCGCTTCATCCAGTTCAGCGCTCGCTCAGCGCGGAACGCGACGCTGTTGGTCTGGAACATCGACACCATGCTCGATGCGGTCGGCGTGACGCTGCTGCCCGTTGGATTGTTTGCCATCTCGAGCGAAGCCTCGCGGCTGAAGTCGACCGAAACGCCGCCTTCATCGCCATAGAAGACGTCCTGCGCCTTCACCAAGGCGATCAGCGAACCTGCAACGCCGGTGCCTGCGCCGTCCGGATCGTAATCGTCAGGCACGTATTCCGACGTGATTACGGGCTTGCCCATAAACAGGCCGCCCTCGGCAGTCAGACCGGGAAATTCCGGCTGGCCGAGCGGGTTCATCATCATCGACACTGCCTCGGCAACACCTTCGGGCATGATCCAGACCGAGCCGCTGGTGCTGTTGTTGGCGCTTCGGAACGTCGCCGACAGCTTGGTCAGGTCTGCACGAATGGCATCCGCATCGTTGCCGCTCGAGATGATGGCCGTGACGCCGTTCGTGATCGAGGCCGGCGAAACGCCAGCCACTGCGGCTGCCGTGGGGTCGATGAACGTCTGATCGATGCGCGCTGCCACGGCACGCGCCAGTTCGTCGCGGATCCACACATCGGCATCGAGCGACGCCCGACGCAGCATTTCCTCGGTGACCGCGGCGATCGTCGCCACCTTCAGCGGGGTCATAGTCGTGCGCGACGTGGTCCAGCTCGTCAGCGGCTTGGCCTTGCCTTCACCAACCCAGTAGCCGGTGCCGCCGGTGTCCTGGATCAGAACCGGAGTATCGAACGGGATGCGGCGAAGCGCAGGAATGTTGCCGGTGCCGAACTTGCCGATGATGGTCTGTGGGCGAAGGAATTCAACGAAGTCGGCAAAAGCGCCGCCGTCGGTGATCAGATTGCCCGCCCACGCCGGGTTGCCGCTGTTTGCGGCGCCGACTGCAGCCTTGGTGAAGTGAGCGAACACCTCCGAGTCTTCGCCGTAAAGGTTCTTGGCGACTTCGCGAGGGCTGTCGCCGTCCAAGCGCGCAAGGCCTTTCACCTTGGCGATACGCGCGAACCCGATACCAGGCTGAAGCTTAGGCTGAGCTTTAACCTCAATGCGGCTGGCGCCGCGCGATGCCGAACCCTCTTCGCTGTTGCTGCCGGATACGGGCGCAGCCGATGCCGACGACGCCTTCTCCATCGAGCGAAGGCGCTTCAGATGATCGTCGATCTCGACGACGTCAGCCGCGTTGTTGTCGAACGATTCCTTCTCCGAGGCGTCGAGCGTCGCGCCTGCCGTTGCGGCCTTTTCCATGATGGTGCTGTTGGCAGCCACCAGCGAGGCGCGCTTCGTTTCGAAGGCGCCGATCTGTTCAGCATAATTCATGTTTTAGTCCTTGATCAGGCGTTCCGCTTGATTTCGCGGATCACAAATGGTGGAGCCCGATCGCGGGCAGGGTTCTCCAGCTTGACAACCCGAACACTCTTGCCTGACGCGGCATGCTCGGGGTCTGCGGGGATTTCGGGGTCGGGGATGCCAGCCGCGTGACGCAAGCCGGTATCGATCGACTTGATGGCAGTGATGATGGCGTCGGCATTGGCCGGGATGGTCACTGCGGAAAGCTCAAACACCTCCACTTCCGTGAACCGGATGCCGCCCGCTTCCATGTAGGCATATTCGATCGGTCGGAATCCGATGCTGGTCGCGCGAACGAGGCCCAGCTTAATCGACTGCCAGGCGAGGTCGAGCAGGTCCTTGAGCAGACCGGGCTCCTCCGTCTTGGCGACCTTCGCCTTGAACGGGATCCCGTTCGCAGTTGGCTGGCCAAACTCGCACGTGCCGACCGGCTGGTCGTGGTTGTGCTGCCACAGGAACGGCATCGGGTTAGTGAACTTCACACCCAGCGGTTCGATGATGTCGCCCACGCGATCCACGGTCGGTGTCGTCGCGATACCTTCGATGGTGCGCGCGTCTTCGTTGACCGCCTTGATCGCAAGGACGCTGTATGCCCTGTTGTCCATAAGAGCGCCTTTCAGATAAATAGAAAATTGGGCCCGGCGCCTGCGGCTTCCGGGTTACGGGTCATCAGCATCACCGCGTTAAAGGCGGCGACGAGGGGATCGATCTTCGCCTTGCCGGCGACCTGCTTTGTGATGAGCACCGCGTTTCCGCGCTGCTCGGCTTTTGCGTTGCCGACGCACCAAGCCATGAGATCCTGCCCGCCATGGATGAGCGTGCCGTCCTTAAGCTTGCGCTCCATGCCCCACACAGCGGCCGAAAGCCGGAAACCCTGGCTGACGGCGAGCATCTGCTCGGCAGTGAACCCCCGTCCGGCCAGTTCGTCGACCAGCGCGGTGACGCCCTGGGGATCGAGGCCGATCGCTGCCTGCTCAGGAAAGAGTCCGGCGTCTTTCACCTGTTCGAGCAGGTCGGCGACTTCGATCAAATCCTGTGTCGGCGCTTCGCAGCGCACCAGCGTCTTCTCGCCGATGAAGTCGGTGAGCCGGCTAGCAATGTCCTTCCGACGATCGAAAACGTCCTGCTGCGCCCAAGCCTTGCACCAAAGGATCCACTGCTTCGTCACCTTGTGCCGGCCCAGCAGTGCCAGGCCGAGCAGATCGTCGAGGCCGCCACCATCAATTCCGGCGACTACGACTTCGCAGATATCGAGGAAGGACCCGAACGAGCCGTCCCATAGGCTCGCTTCGGCTTTGGCGGCCTGCCAATACAGCGATCCGATCCAGGCGTCGTGGCGCAGGCCGATGCCGATCTCCACATTCAGGTGCTTCGCGTAAAACACAGCGCGAGGCCCATCCTCACCATGGTCGGCCTCGGCCGCTTTCTCCTCAAGCCAGTCCTGGGTGACCGAGCGACCCATGTTCGGGTTGGTGATGAAGAAGTTTTCGCGCTTCAGGTGATCACCGTCAGCGACCATCTCCTCGGGATATTCGTACAGGACCGGCAGCTTCCGCGGGTCCACGATCTTTCCATCCCGGACGTCGCGGAAGTAGTTGAGCTTCTGCTTGAACACGCCCGCGGGGGGCTTGTCCGACTGCGTCGTGAGATAGATCGTGTAGCCTTCGGGCCGGCTCACCTGGCCGCCGGTGGCTTCCTTCAGCATCGAATCGGCGTTTGCCATTTCGCCGAAGAGCCAGAGCTCATCCACCAGCACCCGACTGGCCTTCTTGCCCGCCACCGTGCCGCTATCTGCCGCAACGATCTTGAGCGTGGATTTCATCTCGCGGTGCGTGATGAGCTTCAGGTGTTCCTGATGCTTCAGGAGATCCGTCAACTCTTCATCGGCATCGATCATCCCCATGGCCGGGGCGAAGCTGTTGGCCGCAACCTCCTTTGTCGGCGCCAGGATCAGGTTCTCGTCGTAAGACCGGAAACCGCAGGCCAGCTCTGTGAGCATGATGCCGGCAGCCAGCGTCGACTTCGTATTCTTCTTGCTGATCAGCAGCATGTACTCGGTGATCAGCTGCCGATTGGTGTCAGGGTCAAAGGCACCGAACACGGCCGCAGCGAAGTCGAGCAGCCATTCGTCGCTTGCCTCACCGAACGTCGGCTGCCCAGGCAGGTCGACGATCTTGAGCGAGGTGAAAACGGCCATTTTGGCCTCAGCCGACGCCGGGAAGAGGGGCGAGAATGGGATCAGTGATCGTCGGTCACAGATCCGACGCTTCCAGTCCAAGCATGCGGTCGACCAGGTCGGCTGGGCCAACTTACGGCTTCACCACACTGAGGGCTGGCGTCCCGACGGGCCGGAATCGGCTACCGCCCGCCACCTCTCGTGCGCGATCCTGCGCCGCCGCCTTTTTGCCCTGCGGCGCGGAAGCCTCATTGATCGTCTTAAACGCGGTGGCGAGTTCCTTCAGTGTCTTCGCCCGGCCACCAAGGCTGATCGCGCCAAGCATGCCATCGCGCCGACGGCCATCGCGATCGTCAGCGGTGATCTCCTCGATCATCTCCTCGAGTTCGCCGGCATGCGTTGTCGTCGCCTCGAGCTCATCGAGCATCCGCGACACCAACCCGCGCCCGCGTTCGGCGATCGCGGCAGCATCCGGTACCGGCTCGCGTTCGCGCTCGACTGGTGGCGAAGTTTGCGGAGGCGTCGAAGTACGCACTTTGCGTACCCTGCGTACCACTCGGACCCACTTTTCGGCCTTGGCGCGCTTCCGAATAGCCCCTTCCGAAATTGCGTGCCGGTCAGCTATTTC